TCGTCTGTGTCTTTACCAAAACTTCCCCATAACTTTTTCAAATAGTTAAAATCTTGAACTTGTCTGTAATCCCATTCTTTACACATTGTAAGATATGTGCCTAGTCTTGCACCATATATTGCCCACCAACCGTTTTCCACATCTCTGCCTACAGTTTGCCAGATGCAAAGATGATCGTAGTTACGTTGATGCACACGTTGTTCAAATTCTTGCAGTGTAGGTTTTGCGCCTCGGTCTAAACACATTTTTACGCCTTCTCTAAATCCTGCACGCCATGCTTGATAGGGACTACCGTTAGGGTAGGTTGTGCTATAGCAGTCGTGCATTGCTTGATACTTAGGGTCAAAACAGAATTCTACACAAGTATCATCACTGCCATCACTGTGTTCGTGTGTTTGCATCAACTCTACAAACTGCTTAGTCCAACAACTAATTCCCCCGTTGCCATACTGTAAGCCATTTATTTCATTACGTGCTTTCCAACGAAATACATGATCCTGATTGCGTTCTGTTAATCGCAATTGTAAATTAAAAAAATTTGGATCAGGGATGTTATCTCCATCTATTAGCACAAACCTTTCTGTTTCGCTTGCACGAGCAGCGGCTTTGTGTGCTGCATCACTACCGTGTACTCCGTCCACTCGTTTTGCCCAAGGCACCATGTTTTGGATCTTAATCCAAAACTCTTCTTTCTTGGGTTCATCGTAACTTAAATAGATGCAGTCTAAGTCTGCGATATCAACTAACATTATTTGTTTCTATAATTTTTATTAATATATTGGCCCATTCGGAATGACCTTGTTCATTTGCATGAACGTCTGTTTTACTTAATTCTAATTTGTTATCTATAATATAGTCTAACATACACAATTCAGTATAATTCCGTATGTCAATATCACTTATACTATTTTTACTAAAGAAAAACGGAATGTATCTACTTGTGTTAGTAAGCAAAACGCTATCATAATATGCTTGAAAATTCAATGATTGTTCTGGTTTAGAAAAATATTTATTAAACCAATCATTATAATAACTTAATGTACCGTCTATAGGATTCATCAATGAAAACTTTTCAGCACTATCAGCACTTCCACCAGTACTGCGTATAAATTCTTTTGTTTTAGATTTGAAGTAAAAACTTTTATCTATTATACTAGTCTGATGGATGTTGTTGTTATCTAAAATAAACAGTTTACGGGAGGGATGACTCCATCCTATAATAACTACATCATCTTTTGCTATCTGCTTTTGGACTTCTAAATATGAATTATAGATATATAAATTGTCAATAGCAGCCTTTGCTAAGTTTACAACCTCACAATTAAAATACTTTTTTAAATGATCAGGCCATCCAAATTCCACTTTGTAAGGTAAGCTAAAACTATGACCAAAAACCCATATCTTCATTTATAGGTTAACCTGAAATTTAAGTAACTTTTCTGCAATATCAATCAGATTTTTTTCCATACTGTTCTACGTCTTGATAAGTTTCATTTTCATTGATGGCTAGTGCGGCATTGTTTTTAACTACATATTGACCACTGTCTGCTTTTTCTAAAAGTGCTTGAACGTGGTTAGCTCTTGGTGGTTGATATAGCGCACCATCTTTAACTATTTTGTTGCCTAGATTTCTATATTCTTCAAGGGAAACTGTTATATAAGGACCAATTGGTAAAGGATTCCCGTCTGCTCGGTCAAGCCTGACAGGTTGACCAGAAACAACTGTTCCATCTTCTTCATAGTAAATTCTATATTCGTATACTGGCTCAGTACTTTGATTGTTTTTTTCTAATTGTTCTACTTCAGCCCAAAATTTTGCCGCATCTTGTTCTATACTCATTGATTATTTCCTCAGTAACATATGATTTATCATAATAGTGAAAAGGATCATATTGGTTATACATATTTACTCTTATCATGCCTTGGTCTAATTCTGTTATGAAATCCTTTTGCCATCGCTCATGCCTGTTGTTATTAATTTGGGGTTTCATATGTACAAAATTAATAAAGTCTGCTGCTGGTAATGTACAATGTTCCTCTCCAATTATACTAGCAGCAATAGCATAAACAACATCGGTACTGGGGTGTACTTCTCTGCAATTAACCAAAGCATGATCCGAAATAGCCGTATATTCTTGAAAAATTTCTTTAGCCCTGTTAAAAAAATCATGTGCAGTTTTGGTATATCTAAAATACATCAGACCATTGTAGACGTCTGGCAACCCGTTGTCGTCAAATAATTTTCTATAAAACCTGACATTAGAATTTAGGCCTTGATAATTTTTGCAGCTCACGCTGAGTACTATATCCCGCAGCCTAAATGTGTTCCACCAATGATCAATCGATCTTGTAAACAGCAAATCACTTTCTAGTTTTACAGTTTCCTTAAATGGTGTTAGGTTAAAAACCTGCCATTCGTTGTTAAATCTAGCAACATCGGTAGTGGTATCATTGTCTAGAACAATAATGTAATCAAACATTTCGCGATGATGTCGTTCAATTTGATTTTCTGTTTTTTTGTCAACAATAACCGCATACTTGTTAATTTTCTGCGTAAGTTTTATGCTCATGCACTGTACATAAGCCAATTGTAGATAGTTAACTTGGTCAGTATTTTGTGCAAAGGTTACAAAACCTTGACTGTCTTTATGCTGGCTCACTGACTATGCTTTCTACAAAATTATGGCAATTGTCGCTCATCAAAAAATCTTTGTCCATGATGTGAATATTTTGTTGTGAAATAACGTGTGCTCGTTGCGATTCTCTGACGACCAAAAGACTATTCCTTACTTCAATATTTCGAATAGGTTGCTCTATCGTTAACATAGCATTGTGAAAATAGTTTCTAGGATCTTTGGTATAACCATTGATAACTAAATCTGCTATTGCAAAAGCAAAATCATTTCTATAAGGACCTGTTAAATTAAACAGTTTATAATAATAGGCATAGTTTTTCTGCACTCTGCCGATTAGATCGAAAAATGTTTTAGTAAATTTAGTTTTACGAAACATGACAACCGTTGCCCATAGCAGATTAAATCCCCTGTGTCCCATAGCATTGCTCATGGTTTGGTCAGGACTGTTGCTGGTAGTCACTATTTTATATTCAAAGTCTATAGACCAGAATTTATTCAAATTACTGTCTAATATAAAATAATCTCCATCTATTAAAATAGTTTCATCATAAGGTGTTAGTTCATAGGCCAGGTGCCTGCCAAAATTTCGCCATTCAGTAGTTTTGCCATCGCTAGTATATCTAAAGTTAGAATCTTTGTTTTCGATTTTAATAACTCGATCAAAGACATTGTCTGCTACGTCACTATCAGTAATTACAGTAACTGGTATTTGTAAGAAATGTTTTATCAATCTGGCAGAACGTCCTGCAATTTTTACATAATCAACCCTGACAGAATTGAATGCAAAAATAACTACGCCTCTAGATTTTTCTGACTTGTTTGAGTTCTGCATGTTGTTGATGCCAAGTATTCATTACAGTTTGATAGTGCTGTCTAGCAGATTCTAGTAACTCTTTGCGATTGACTTCTACAGGATTTTGATAAGTGTCTTCGAGGTACAATACGTCATCGGGCCAGGTAGCCAAAAATGCCAACAGTTCTTGTGTGACTATAAACATGCCGTTGTTATAAGGCAGTAACAGATCCGTTTTAATTTTTTCTCTAAGAATTTTTTTGTTGATTTGATAGTTAGTAGACTGTCTAACTTGATCTACCAGCGTGTTAATAGAATTTTCCATTGCAAAAATAATAAAAGGTACAGTATTATATACTCTGTACCTTGGGCTGTCAAATTAATTTGAACTAATTAACCAAATGTTACACTGCCCCAAGTATTGGCTAGGTATGTTGTACTTGGATATACAACTTGTAGTCTATGGTTAACTGTTACGTCGATATTGTCGTCGAACGCTGGACTTTGTGCTGGACTTTGACTTTCGATGCTGAATGTAATTACTTCACCTACACCGCCGTTTGAGCCTGCAGTTCCTGTTACCTTAGTTAGCACTCTGGCAAACTGTGCATTGTAAGCACTGCCACTGTCGCTGCCGGTATTTTTATACACTTCTAAGTTTGCCGAAGTCTGGCCATAATAGCCATAAGTAGTCAAGTCTGTGTTTTCTGTAAACGGAGCAGGGGTAGTAATAGCATTAAATGTAATTGCACTCATAGTTTTACCTGTGCAGTTATCAATAACGTCTAATAGAGCAGCGCCACGAGTTGTACCACCGGTGTTGGTTGTACTGGTAACCTGGATTGCAATAGTTCCGCCTGCATTAAAAAAGTATCTGGCCTGATCCGAACTGCCAAATGTTGCAGTTCTACCAAAGTTAAAATCGACTGCACTAGTACTACTGGTGTTAATGCTTGCAGCTTGGTCAGGTTGGTTAAGAGTTGGTCCTGCAGCAGCACTTGTTAATCTATTTGTATAAGCGGTGGTTAAGTTTGTACTTACATCGTTGGTGGCATTAATTACTTCGCCGGTTATATACGTACTAAGATTACTAAAACCGACGCCGCTTTGATGTTTGCGAACTGCATTTAGTGAACCTACTAAGGTAGTCCATTGGCCAGCTGTAATTTGATCAGATACGGCAGTAACGTTTGCAACTGTAGTTTGACCATAACCTGCATTACCATAACCTGTTGACCATAAGGTGTTTAGTTGACCTGATACATTGGCTGCTGCGCCGCCCGCAAATGCATTATAATCACTTGCTTCAACTAAACCACCTGAACTGTATGTCATGTTCTAATCCTTTTATATATTTACCTTGACGATGGCTTCAAGCAATGCCTCGTCATCCATATCTTTGTTTTCAAGTGCTCTGCCGATAACAGCACCGTGGTCAGCATTTGCAGATCGAGCACAGCCATTTCCTGCGCTTACTAAACGGTCACCTTTTTGCACTCTGCCAACTGTACGCACAGGCACACGACCTACCATAGCAACTGGTGGTGCAATTTTAACCTGTTCTGTGCCATTTAAACTATTCATCAAGTAAGCAGGTTCAGTACTAATAACACCTAATACATTTTCGCAGTTTACAGTATCACATTGCGTAATTTCTTTTTCGCCACCAATCATTACCACCGTTCCTGGAGGATAATCTCGGTCTGCTTCAAAACGTTCTGCCAAGTCAGCGTATTGTGCAGTAATTGCAGTACCAACAAAGTAACTACCAGTTACGTTGCCAACTGCGGTAATATTGCCGCTAGTATAAATGTTTCCTGTTAGTCCAATACCACCTGTTACACGGATAGCACCTGTAACGTTACTGGTAGCATTTTCGCCTTGAGTTGCTAACAAATAATTACTTACTGTAGCGTTTCCAGTAACCGAGATTGCATTACTGAAAACTACTCTTCCCGATGCACCAACTACAAGGACTGCCGAAGTTAATAAACCTCCTACATTTGCACGTATTGCTACGTTAGCATTATTAATGTTGTTAGTCAATTGAACTACATTACTAGAAACACTGGCAGTGTAATTATTGAATTGTCCGACTGTTAAACCGTTGTTGTCAGCAATAGTAACTGTACTGTCAAAAGTTTCTGCTATATCCGTCCGTGCATAGTTGCTTGCTGCTACAAATCCTAAATTATTTGCATTGTCTGCAGTTCCATAGTATGCAATATTTGGAATAACTGTATTAGATACTAAGTTAAAACCAGGTTTAATAGTTGTAAAACCTGTAATTGTTGTTTGTGGAGTATAAGGAGTCGAGTCCTTGCTTATAATAGTTACTAAATCACTAGCAACGTAAACGTTTACAGCAACGTGATTGACGTTACCAGTATCTGTAATTGTACCTACAATTGTACCACTGGTACCAGTGTTACTACTAAATGCAGGGCCGACCAATGTCCAACTTGTACCATTCCAAATATATAATTGTTCGTTTGTTGTATCCCACCAACTGTTGCCAGTAGATGCAGAAGTTGGTTCTACTGAGGTGCTTGTAATACTGCTCAAAGTTTTCCATGCAGTTCCGGTGTATACTTTAAGGTTTCCGGCGGTATCCCACCATATTTGTCCTGCTAGTGGGGTTGTTGGGGCAGTACCTCTACTAAAATTTTCTAGTAAATGGACATAGTTTTCATTTAGAAAGGCTCCATAACCTGCATAGTTTTTTCCTACCAAAGTCAAATCGCTGCTGGTAGTATTAACTGTACCATCAGCAATTGTGGTTAAAGTAGAACCGTTTGTTAATCTAATTGTATATGCCATTTTTTACGTACCGTTCTTAATATTTATTTCCTATTATAAGTTAGAACTTAGGTTTGTTAGTGTTTGTATTCTAACTGTGTAATCAATTTGAATCAGCCTATTAAGTGCTTTTTGAACAGGGTGGAAGATAACGTGAGTTAATAGTTTACCATCTGCACTTTCTAAACCTAATTCATCAAAAACATATGTTCCCTGCATAGTGGCACTATTATCAAACGCTTGTTGTCCTGCAGGCTCAGCATAATCCAACAAACAACTTACAAAGATATCTGTATAAATTAGACCTGGTGTGTGTCTAATTTCAATATAATTCCTATTGGGATCTAAGTTTAATGCGCTAGTATTGTCTACAATTTTGCTGTAAGTTTCATTATAAAGTGTTGCACCTTGACCGTATGTATTGGGCGGCAAGTAAGTAATCACACCTGTTGTATCTACTACTGTGGCTCCATTACCAAACACCATATTTTGAATATATTGTGTGCCTTTATTAGCCACAGCGGTTGCCAGTGCTTCGCTCATATTTTCATAGTGAATGGCATTTGGTTTGTCAATAAAAATTTCCTGGGTTAATGGATCCCAAATTTTAACGTGTCCTTGTACCATTGCTTTTGCGTTATCTAACATTTTATGATCCATTAACTTCCTGTTTCTACAATTACTTTGCCAGTTTCGGGGTCTGTAATTTTTAAAAAACCACGAACATAGATTCCTGTTGATTCATTTGGGCGTTCTTCGCTGACTCTTTTGGGTTCCGGCTCGTCAGATATAAACTCAGTAGAATCTGTATTGTTATTTATCATAGTATAACTGCCCATATTACTCTTGGTCCTTCGCTATCATCCCGCTCTAAACTCTTAGCAAAAACTGCATTGGAATCTGGCTTGTACCATTTAGCAGCAGTGGCGTAACCTGCACTGTTGCTAGTAATTAATAAATCGCCTTTGTTCACTGAACCTACTACTTTGACTGGAACTTTGCCTCGGAGAGCAAGCGGCACGCCGTTTTCTTGCGCTTCGTTCATAACATAAGCAGGCTGTGTAGAAATAGCGCCTGCAACTCTAGTATCACCTTGCTGGTCAGTAACTGTAATTTCTTGCTCGCCACCAAACACAACTACTGTACCTGGATCGTAATATTGATCCGGTACATACATCTCAGCCAAGTCAGCGTATAATGCATATGTTGCATTGGCAGTTACAGTTCCTGATGCCCAAATATTAGCCCATCTGTAAGTAACATTTCCTATATCGTAAGTTGCATTTGCAGTCGGTGTTATATTACCAGTAACCTGTAAGTCACCCCCTAGTAGGTTATCACTTGTAGTTGTTAAAGTAGTAAACTTACCGGATGCGTGAGTTACTGTTCCAATTGGAGTGTTTTGTATGCTGGCGCCTTGTATTGTTGAATTAAATAACGCTGCACCGCCAACATAGAAAGTAGTACCAACTGTTGCACTACCAACAACAGTAGCACCAGCACCAGTTCTGATATTGCCAGTTACTCCTAGCGTACTACCAACGGTTGCTGTGCTATTTACTGTAAGTTGATTTACAGTTGCATTAGCACCTACCACTGCTGTTGTTCCAACGGTAATATACGAATTTACTCCCAGATTGCCAGTTGACATTCTAGCATCTGTAAAGATATTTCCTGTTGTGTAAACGCCGCCTGTAATATTTGTAAGAATCATTTTACCGTTTACAATATTACCATTAAAGAATGTTAGGTTGCCTGTAGTATCGATATTTCCAGTAAATGTTGCAGCGCCACTAATAACATTTGCGCCGTTCAGTCTAAGATCACCGCTGGATGCATTTATATTTCCAGTTGTAGTGATATTACCTTGAGTATCAATTCTTCCAACAATATTTCCCCAACCACCTACCCACAGGTTACCTGTAACAGAAGCACCTCCATGGCTTTGTAGTGTGCCTGTTCCGTTACCGGTTGTAGGAGTAACGTTAGCTAAGATAATACCGCCTGCTTTAAATGTACCATAACTGTTACCAGTAAAAGTATCTGTACCAAGTGAACCGCTGTCATACCATTCTAAATAACGTTCGTCATGACTAAAAACTAGTGCAGCGTTTTCATTCTGTGAGCTATACCAGTGAAAGCGAATGCCGATGTCCTTGCCATCATCAAAAGTCCAAGGCTCACTGATGTTGGCAGTATTGGCAACGTGTAACTCTAAGATGTTATCGCTGGTAATAACATTGTTTACACCCACATAATCTACGTTGCCCGAAACTACTAGGTTTCCAAGAACAACTAAGTTGGAGCCAATTTGGCTTGCTCCTGTAGTGGTAACAGAGGTAAGCGAAGCATTACCGGCAGATATATCTCCTCCAGAAGTTATACCCCCAGTTAGCGTCAATGCTCCGTCGATGATATTACCATTAAGGAAACTGATGTTGCCAGTTGCGTCAAAATCGCCTTGTTCAACAAAAATTTTAACATTGGCCATTGTAGTGTTATAGGTGACATTTTCTGACCCTGTATTCGCTACAACAGGAACTACGCTTTCATACGTGTTTAAACTTGCTGATCCTAAACTAGGTAATTCTGAAATTTTTACTGCCATTTTTGTATACCGTTCATATATTTATAGTGTTTTTTAGCATGCGCCTTCCAGGATGAACACAGTCTGTGCATTACGTCCCACGTACATACCCTGTTCACTGGTTGCTGTTGGAGCGCCGCCGCCTGAAGTTGTTATAACGTCTTCACTTACTTCTGTTATCAGTAAGTTCGCAGGAGTATTGCCGCTAAATGGGTCTTCTGTAGCAATGTCTTCTGGGCCTTGGCCGCGAGCATATATAAGCGTACTTTGCATGTATGTGATACTTGGAATTAATTCGTATCCAATTCCGGCTGTAGTTAACACATTACCTGACAGGTTAGAGACAAAACTGTGCTCAGTATAGGGAATTTGTTCTCTTATGCTAATATCTGTAACAACACTGCCATTTGCATGGGCATTTGCTCCTGTACCCCATGTTCCGCGGCGAATTTGGCTCAAAGTATTTGTACTGTCGTCTTTTTGATAGTAAGTTATGCGTTCACCGTTAACTATAATCACGCCAGGATTTGCTCCGTATGGTACAGGATTTGCTAGTTTGCTACTGTCACTTACACTTATTGTATTACTGGTAATAGTTAAGGCATTGGTCAGCGTTACAGTTGCATCACAATCAAGACGATAATATGAATAATTGTCATTCATATCTTTAAACATCCTAAACTCAAATGTTGTGTAATCGCTTTGACTTAGTCTTGCAAATGCACGTGCCGGACTAGTATTTGCGCCGGTAATTGTCACATTCGGTTGTGACTTATAAACTGATCCTGGAGTTATAATGGAAATTGAAGTAATTGCACCATTAGCGTCAACACTACCCACAGTGGCTGTTGCTCCGCCGCTACCTTCTACAATTACTGAAATGTTAGCGACATTGCTGTCATATCCCAGGCCACCATCCACAACTTGTATGTTTGCCACACTGTAAGCAGTTGCATTAACCCAGGTTTGATACCCGGAAGTTGTGCCGCCCACTGCTAGTGTATATACTGTTAGGTCTAAGGTATCAAATACACGCCCAGGTATTAATTCCTCTGGAGCATGAGAACCAAATGCACTGTATGGATTTAATGGGTATAACATTAAGTTGTCTATACTAAAAGAACTACCTGTTGTTATTCCTACATTAGATATGTAGTAAGCACCGTCATTCTTAATTACTGTACCTCGGGGATAATAAGTATTGGCCTGCCATTCTAAAACTTGTTCACTGATGTAAGGACCACCGTCTACCAGAATATCTTCTGGTTTAGTTCCTAAACTAGTGTCGGTATAATCACTTGTAATCGTAGTATCTAGTATGGTTTCACTTATAATATAAGTACCGTCTGCATCAATTTGCAGAGCATCAAAAGCACTCGAATCAAAGTTTCCAATATCGAAGCCGCCCGCATCAGTAAATAATGGGCCTTCGACGCCGACTCCAGGATAGTCTATACCTGTCTGTAATAGTCCAAAATCTTTTCCAGGTTGGCCGGTTTCGGCTACGTAATAACTTTGAATCCTGTCATTGGCAGTTCTAAATCTATTTCCATCATAGAGTTCTAAGTTTGTACCGCTAAATGTGGATCCTGAAGTAAATGATGTCGTGGCTTGATAGGCAACGTTTGAATAGGTAATAATGTTGCCGGCACTATAAGATGTATTAGCAGTCCATACTAATACTTCAGAACCGTATGTAATTCTATCATACGCTAAAGTAGTTTTTAGTTTTCTAGTAACATCATTTTTTACTATAGCGTATGCTGTGGCGCCAGATCCGCTGCCTCCTGAAATTGTAATATTGGGTTGTAAGACATAATTAGAGCCTGGGTATAATACCTCAATGCGTGTAACTGCTCCATTAGTGATCAATGCCCTTGCTACTGCATCATTTCCTATATTACTGCCTGTTACTGTTACGTTAGGAGTACTTGTATATCCTGATCCCCCATTTGCTACAGTAATTTCTTCAATGTAGTATTGATAGTTGTCTCTCCAATCTTTGTACTGCAACAAATTGTTTCTTGCATTTATATCTTGTGCATAGTCGCTTGTAGGACTTCTGTATTGCTGAAATACTGGGTCGTAGTATGATGGTACATCAAAGTCTGTGGTATAACCGGTCCAATTATCGTTGCCTTGATAGTCTACAATGAATTCCCTGACTTTTGTATGATAGGGTTTTACTTCCTCAATATAATCTAAGTAAAAATCGGTGTCATCTTTAAAATAGATTTGTGGTTGGTTTAAACCGTCTATTTTTTGTACAATATCAACTAGGCTAGTCTTAAAGACCCAATCCAAACTCTTTTGTTCTTGTAAGGCTTTATAAATTAAAGCAAAGAATAATTCTAAGAAGTCTGGGCCCAGTTCATTTACAAATAAATCTTGTTTGACTGCTTGTATTAATTGCCTTATCTCTAAACTTGGGTTTTGGTCATACCTTGCGCCGTCAAATAAGTCGTTGTCATAACTCATAGCGTTGTTAGGTAAGTCCCACAAGCTGTCTAAAAACTTTATAGTACCATTTTCAACACCGACTGTAGTTACAACGTTAGGGAATATTTGCAATAAGACCCATTGGTTCTGTCCATTGTTTAGAACTTTTACAATATCTTTAGAACGCAATTGTGTTAAAGTCGATAAATCTGCAAAAGTATTGATTGTATAATTTGGAACAGTTTTTGCTGTAAATCCAGGAGCATACCAATCTATATACTGCCAATAATCGCTTGTTCTATAACTCTGAACGTCAGTTAACAACCACGTGTTGTCGGACTGTTTTGTATATATTGTCCAAAGGTTACTAACTGTCCTATCATTTAAAACAAGAACTTTATAGCCAACTGGTTGAATAATGATGTTAATATAAGTTAGCTCGTCGTAAGTATCTACAGTTAAATTGTAGGCCCCAGAATTAGAATCGGGAATAGTTTCGCCGTTACCGCCTGCTGTTAATACACTGCCATTAAGTAAAGATAAATTATAACCTTCACTCATTAAGTACTTGGCAAACACACTGTTAACAAAAGTAACAAAAGTTTTTACTGCAGATTCTCTTTCAATGTACATGCTCTGCCTTGGTCTAATATCAATACCGTAGCGTTCTTGTACACCAAGTGCAGGATCAGGAACTGGGTTTCCAAATTTATCTAATCCTGCAAGACTGTCAACTAATTTGTTATATATAGAATTAGGAATTAAATTCTCATTTCCGCCAGTTTCAGATACCAGCGCATATTCGCTGTGAATTATGGCAGTATTGTCTGCTGTCTTATAACTTAAATGAAAAATTGTGTCTCTACCTACAGTCTTGTTTTGGACATTGTAAAGAGACACAGAATCCGGTCTTATTGCTGCGTAGTAAGGAATAAGACTAGATTTTGGATCACTAATGTATCCTGCAATAGAAGTTGTAGGTATTGTCCTACCAAATAAGTTTGCAGTTACATTTGTTTTATTTTTAACCCAGTAATAATACCTAACTAGAGTTGTGTTAGATTGCGGATCAACGTATGAAATTGTTGTGTAAGCACTGTTGTCTGGATACTTAGGCTCGCCGTCGCCACCTGTTTCTACATAACGACTCGGTGGATAATCACTCTCTACCCATTCGTAGACATCAATACTACTTCCAGGAAAAACTCTGCCCCAGTTTGTTGTCCTGTATAGTACCGAGCCTTGCTCGTAATCAAGAAAACGTACTGTGCTCAGATCCCACCAAACTTGTCCAACACGTTTATCTGTCCAATAAAATTCAGGGTCAATGCTAACAGTATCTAATGTTCCATTATTATAAACTGCTGGATCGTAGTCAACTTTGTATGTAATATCTTGCTCAGCTACACCAAGAATCTTTCCTTTAACTGGGTCAATAAAATCTAAATTATCTATAATTAACTGATTTTCAGCACTGTATGTGTAACTCTTAATAAGGGCTGTAGTATCAATTTTTGCTTCTTCGTACCTATACAGATCCCAACCGTACAAATTATCTGGATTAACAAATAATGCCACTGCGCCTGCGTTCGTTTCGAATGTGCTTTCATTCTTTGCACCAACGTAGATTTTTTGATTTTGTAAATCAAAAGCACTTCCAAATTTCATGCCTTCAGTAATATTAAAATCAGGGGATGTTATATTACTTGGTTTTAATTGTTGAACGTAAGCAAATTGGCTTGGATTGTCAATATTTTCTCTACTATCACTTAGTAAATTAAAGATCCACACGGCGCCAGAATCCACTTCATCCTTAAATCTTGTGCCATTGGCATCAAAAATTGTTTCAAAAGTTGCAAGATCAAATGTGGTGTCTGCAATAGTAATCGCTTCTGTACTACCGATAGCAAGTCTTTCGCTGGTATTATCTATTAGCACACGTTGGCCGAACTGGTCAAATGCAAAGTTTGTTGGGTTTAAAATAATTTCAGTTTGCGGGAATACATCTAATCCTAAATCAGTTAGTGCAGATCCGGTGCCCGGTAATACACGAAGTTTGTCAGTAGAAATTGTTCCGCTACTTACAATACTAAGGTATCCATTGGCGTTAGAAGCAGTAACTCCAGGAACTTGTTTATTATTAATATCAGATACTACTTGTGTGAGCGATGAACCAGTAAAAATTACTTCATAATCATTTAGTCTAATGCTGTCAGCAGATGTTACTGTTGGATTTTGTACCTCGCCAGTTATATTACCGTAAATCCGTCCTTGATTCAATAAACGATAAACTGCACCAGTTTGAAATTTTCCTGCTGCTTCATTACTGCTATAATAAGGTGCTCCTGCATAAATGCTACAATTATAAGAACATAAATCAACACTATAGCCAAACTGGTTTTCCGCTAGTGGTGAGTCGGCTGCGGTTTCTTCAACTTGATTAAATTCGTCTGTTTCAATTGTAATAATTTTGCCGGCGCCAGGCGCAACTACAAACTGACAGATTGCTCCTGAAAAAATGTAATCAATACCATTAACTTGTAGTTCACTTCCTATATATACTTTGGTAATGCTTACTGGATTACGCACACCTCCAAAATCTGTTTGGCCAGAAATAGCAACAAACTTTTCGATAGATCTATCGTAAACACTAATTGTTCCTGCGCTTTGAAGACTTGTATTACCAACAGTTACATTAGAAGTGGGGGCACCTACAACAACCTGTGCTCCTTCTGTGCTCGTAGCGACACTAAAACCAAAACTAGTGTTTGCAGTTCCGCTTATTGTAGTAATTTCTCTATAGCCAGGGCCGAGTTGTCTAACAACATATGTATCGACCGATGTATTAGCAGTGAATGTAATCCCAAAGGTACTTACTGTAAAATCTCTATAAGGAACAAACTCTGTTGTCGTGTTACTAACTGTAACTAGTTCGGTGCCTGCAGGATCAAAAGTCAGCGTAAAACTAGTACTACCGTCTCCAGTTAATGTATCAACTTCTTCTTCAACTGAAGAATCCCAGCCGTAAACAATTACCTGATCAGTGTCTGGGGCGCCCACATAGAGCCATTGGTAGTCAGAACTCATTGCAACACTGTAACCAAATTTTCTTGTGTCTACATTACTTGCACTTAGTATCTGATTTAAGGCCAATGCTCCTGTAAAATCTCTAGTGTAAATGTAAGTATAACCTTCTCCGTTTGTTCCAGAATCTGGTGCGCCGACTGCAACAACATTGTTTTGGCTTTCTAAACTAAATCCAAAACTCCGCAAGTTACTAGAAGATCCTGTAATAGTTCTGTCAAGACTTAGTGACCCGCTTCCAGATTTTTTATAGTTTACAGCAGATCCGATATTTCCATTATATCCCGGTTGTCCAACAATTACAAAATTATTATCTGTACTAATTTTTAAACTAGAACCAAACAAGCCATTTGTAAAATACTGGCTTTGTGGTAAACTAACGTTGGCACTCCACGGCTCAGTCTTATTGTAGACACCCCATTCGCTATCTATTGTATTCTTGTTAATCCAGATTTTACTATTAACGGCCCAACCGTCTATTGGAGTCCAAGAATTAATTTGTGTTGCATAGTCATATCTTAAAGATTGCAACTTATAGGCTGGTGCATCTACACTTGCTCCGCTAAACCCGTTAAGATCTAAATCTGTTTCAATAGTAAATGAGTTCAATCCATTTACTTCTAAAACTTTATAAAATCCTGAAAATTGTTCAGCATTTTGTAACACTATTACATCATTTTTACTTAAATTATGAAATCCACTTGTTAAACAACTTACTCGGCCATTGAGTGCATTTCCAATTTCAATTACAGAAGCATGGATACTGGTAACATAATAAACATTCCAGTCCTTGTTAAAGTCTACTGCGGCCCAAATAGTTGTTCCTGATCCAATCTGGTTAATATTAGCGTTGAGAGTGCTAAGGTCATTTAAGTTGAATAATGTATAGTCTACATCTTCTATGTTAGGAAATCCAGCAGTCAGTATGTCATCAGTTCTAGGTGTATTGTCTGTTCTTGTTAATAAAAACGGACTAGAAAAAGGTATAGTTGTTGTCCTATATAAGTCATCGGGCCGTGTGTAAATACTACTGTAGGTAATCGAGTTATTGGGATTTACGGTCAAACTTGTTGGATTGCTTAGGAAATAACTTTCATCCAAAACTATTTCAACTTCTTGATTAGTTTCTAAAGCACCATAACTACCGACTCTGAATGCCCATTGTTCGTTTACATCAACACCTACTGTAGGTGTATAAGGATCCTGACTTACTTGTGCCAATGAATTAATAGCATTCCTTGTTCCTTTTTGCTTAATGTAGCCTTGGTATAACTTAACCTGACTTGCGTCGTTAACACCAAAATTGCTTAGATAAGACCTACTTCTAAAGCCAATCAATCCGAAACCCAATTGGTCATCTTCTGACTCGATGTTAACTTTGTTAGTGTCATAAAAATCAGTGAACTGACCAGCGTTGAAACTAAAGTTCTTTAAAAGACCTGTTTTTATTGCATCTTTATCAACTGGATTCCAATCAGTAAAATTAAATTCTACTGATCCGGGCACATTTTCTTTTGCAGCATAATAAAAGGTTTTGTATTCAACGAGGTCACCTTTAAGGTAGTCTTTATTTTGTCTCCATTCGGGTACGCCTGGCTCATTGTAAATGTATCCTGGCGCATAAAGACTTCCTGTCCACTCGCCTGTTTTTTGTCCAATAAGTTTTAGTTTATACTGACGCTCTCCGGACTGAGGATTGTAAATAATGTCATTAAATTGAGTTGTATTGTTAAAAATCAATACATTTTCAATTTGGATAAGATTACACTCGATATAACCGATTAGTCTAGAGTTGTTATTATTAATGTCATCAATTTCTAAATAAAACTGTTGTGGATCTCTTCTAACGGTATATGTGTCATTATCAAGAATACGAAAGTTCTGATCCATTACTTTGGTACCATAGTAACTATTTTCTATGGCTTCTACAAAAGCGTTCCTAGTTCTGATCTTTGCTCTTTCTGCAAATGGACTTAAAACTATTACAGAATTTACAGGCCAGCCTTGTTGAGTCCAAAATATAAATTCTTTTGTACTTAATTGCCAATTTCTTATTTGTCCCAGATCTTCATCAAAGTAGTCAAATGAGAATCCTTGCAATAGTAAGAATCTTTCATATCCTGCTATAAAATTAGCAACGTCTTGAATAGTTGTTAAAACTGTACCGTAAGGGATCGTCAATCGATAATTTCTAAACTTAGTAAAATATTGGACTTGCCGGTCAAGAACAGTTATAACATCCGATTCGTTATCAATATTTGGGGCAACAATGTTAAACACTGGATTTGATCTATCATATCCGTTAATTTCAAATCCAGTGGCTACTTTCTTAATTACTACTGCACTGTATTTTATTTTACTTAAAGGAGTAGATTTACCTAAAATTAATTCGTAATCTTCATCTGGAATAATAACTGAACTATTCACGCTACTAGGACTGTTCTGATCCGCTAAAACTTTTAGCAGTTTCTTATCACTAAAACTAGCCATTCTGTAAGCAAGATTTATTTTATAATCGTGCAAGTACCTATTAAGTTTTGTTTTTGTCAATACTCCATTACTGACTTGATAATCGTTTATCCAATTTAAATATCCGGCAGAACGGATAATACTGCCATCGGCATCTTGGTCTCCGTTTATATCTACATCTGATGGTGTCAGTCTATAATTTGTGTCAGTTACAGTGTACTGATTGATTACTGAACTGTAAACATATTTGTTTTTCTGAATCCCTAATGCGAAATACTGGGCAGGCTTGGTCAATGCCATAACTATCTGCTGAGCATAAGGCCAATCACTACTAGTCCTCCAAGCATACTCACCAGGACCCCAATTGCCTACACTCCAATTTTCATCCATATTGGAAATATCATAATTGTTAGTAAGTATTTCAATAGGACTACGCAGATTTCCTTGGGCATCTACCGGTATAATGCTTAGTAATGTGGATCTTGCAAACGTTGTATCGTATCCTTGTCTACTGCCACCAGCAATGTATCCGTTCTTTAAGTCTGTCCATAGTATTGTGTTGCCACTGGTATAAGGTGCAGGACCGTAAGTAGATACCCACCAATCAGGACGTTCGCTGAATCCCAACATTTCCCACGGATTTGTGTGTGGCCTGACAGTATCGTAAAAATACTCGTAACAAGCACGCCAACTGCCTGGCAAAAATACTCCGTCGCTGTCTTTAGCCGTCCTATAGTTCCAAGTAAATGGATCTTCCGAGTTGTAAGTTGTGTTTGTGCTATAGTCTACTTTATTTTGTCCTGCCCAATACAGGAAACTGCGACTAATGATTCTATTGTAAGTTGTTAAACTATAATCATTAGTTCTAAACTTGCCAGGCATGCTGTTGTAGATGCTTAGTTGATCTTCGTTGTATTCCTGTTTAATATTATTATAGATTCTTTTTTCTAATTCTAATAGATAGGTATCTCTAAAATCATTAAATGCTGGGGTTCTGCTGCCGTCGTGGCCAACTATTACATAGATAGGTGTTCTATAAGTACTATCTGCCACTAGTTCAGGTTTAAACTTTGGATAAAGGCCTAATTTAGTTGGTGTTTCTGGAATATAGTTTCCGTCTGTATTTCTATATTCATATATTTTTAATGTATCTCCGACACTTCTTGAAAGATTAGAACTTAAAGCAATGCCAGGACCTGATGCTAAGAAAGTATAATCATACCCATTGAGTAACTGAACACCATTTAAGTAAACAAGTATAGCCTGGTTACTCAGTGTACTTAGGCTAAATGTTGTTGTAATTTCATAGTTGGTTTGTAATTGATCAAAAACAGTATAGGATATTACATTAACATTGTCGCCATATGGTACCATATCACTATAAAACCAAGGAAAAGTATCATTTTTTACTTTGTTAATTTCTTTCAGAATGTAGTTTACACCAGAAACAGGATCGTTATAGTCAATTTGATTGGTGCTGGTCGCAATACTTAAAAACTTATTCTTAAATCTGGTATACTCTTGTTGTGCATTATAAATGCTATTGACAAAATTGAAGTCTTTGTCAACTAAGAACATACTGGCATAACTAATAGGACTACTTTGTTGTAGTATTTCCCCAGGATATGCTGTCAAGTTCAAATCTTGAAGGTTGCTAGTGCCCGGATACCCGCCTATAAATTGTGTGCTACTTCTTACAAGTTTTCCTACATGGTTTCTAATTTGTCCTAACGTAGGGTAAGAAACTACTTCGTTCTGTACATTGAAATTTAAATTATCAGGTACTTGAAAATAACCAAGCGAAGACACTTGGGTACTGTAAACTTTAATATCTATCTTATCTCCAGATTTTAAAAGATTATTATTGATAGAAATTGATCTTTGATTATTTGGCCTTACTTCTACCTGATATTGTGTTTGTTGCAGATTTTTAAAGTTTACTAAAACTTGTAGGTTAGGAATAGCAGTGTTTTGACTTGGCGCAATATCAAAACTAAAATCGTTGTTTATTCCATCAAATTCATAACTAAAAATTTGATATTGTTTAGTGTTTTCTACTACTGTATTCCAACATGTTAATTTAGTAGTTGTACCATCAACATTGTTCCGATGAATATAACCTAAACTAATATTTTTTATTACTTCTGTGACACCATCTGTGGTGTAACCAAAAGTATCAACATCAAAGTTGTTTACAAATTCTATATCACCTTGATTGTTAAGCGATCTGTAACTTAAAGGAAACCCAAGAACACTGTCATCTGTACCAGTTCCTTCTCGATAACTGAATAGTTTTGTTCCGTCAAATGTTGTTGCAGTATTCACTGACGGATAAATGTCCCTATCAGTGAAACTATTACCATCTTCGTCAAAAATGTCGAATAAAGGCGCAACGTTAAGTCCAGTCTTTACCTGACCTTCTACCCACTGGCCACCGTTAAACCAATAACTTTTACCACCGTTACTAACACCATTCAGAACACTAACAGTTTCGCCTGGATCAGGGATGCCGTCATAGGCTACGATTAGTTTTAGTGTTAAAATAGGAGCAGTTGAAGGAATACCGTCTTGGTCAACATAGCGTACAACATAAATCCTGTTTCGTGTTAACGGATCAATGTCGTTGGCAAAAATAATACGCATACCATCGACGATCCTGACACCGTCTAAGAAAATACCAGTGACCCCTTCTACTGCACTGAATGGTTGTGTAATCGTGGTATCAAAAATATCAACAGGTATTAGTGCAAGATTGCCAAAGTTAGTTAACTGTAAATTAGGAATAAACTCAACAATAGGTCTTTGTGCTCTTTGATAAGTGTCTAAACTAATCAATGAAGTTCCGTTATAACTTGCTGTTTGTGCAAGAACTTCTTTATGAAACCAACGGTTGCGTCTACTCCACGGATTTTGGTCCCTACTCGATCTATCAATGGTAATATAGTCTGGTTCAGTCAATTGATTGATATCACTAATATCCAAACTACCATAGAAATTTTGTCCGACAAAATAAGGGTATGTGGGTACACCCGTTGTGTCTTGAGTCGAGAAGTATGCATAGGTCCCGTTGGGATAGTCGGGCGTTACACAATATCTACCATTAAACCTATCTAATGAACCCAATCCTTCTTGGTACGTATAATCCTCAATGAATGAACCAGAAGGAAAGCCAAATTGTATGTCTGTATTTGCATAAATTATTAGGTCTTTGTTTAATTGGATCTGATTTAATCCTAAATTATTATTTGGAAGGCCGACGCTGGATTGTTGGCCGGCAGCAACAATCCAGTACTCGTCTGGGGTTGTTATACTAGCATTAGAACTAAATGTAAGCCTCATGCCGGGCTCAAGTTCAAAAGTCGAATTTAGTGTTATATTAGACCCAGAAGTGTTGTTAGCAGTAACAGTAACCAGTTTAGATAAAGGCCTATAAGAAGCACCATCATCTGCTTGATAACTGCTTACCATTAATACTGCGCCGCTATCTTTATCCATAGGATTGGAATACCCGTAAGGTCCGTATATGGGATATCCGTCTATAGCATACCCTAATAGTGTGCTATGCCCGTCAGTTTCCACATACAGATTGCTACCCAGGCCAGCAACATTTCCCCAAGCATTTGCAGTAATGAACGTGCTGTCGTTGTAGTGGTAAATGCCATTTGAATCAGGATAACCACCATAGGTATCTTGTCCATTAATTTTAACATATGGGGAATTGTAGTGCCACGAAGTTGCATTTTTACCTTCTATATATGCTTCATTGGTTGGACCATAAAATGGTATTCCTACCAAAGACATACCTATTGTCCCTGTTCGAAATAAATTGTCAGCGTTATCTCCAACAGTATTAAACCCACCTCTGTAAGGAAATTGAAAACTTAAGTTGCTGGAGAAAATGTTGTTTCGGTTTTCTCCTGAACTGGCATAATCTGTTGAAATATTTGCAGTATAAGGATCAACATTACTTTCGATGCTTAGTTGTGTTCTCGATTGATTTAAATTTGCATAAGTTGTAGTACCTACAAAACGAACAACTGGGCTAAAATTTTCTTGGCTAGAACTATAAAAAACACTTAACCATTCTACCGGAGTAAGAGTTATTGAATCGCCAACTCCTTCTACATAGTATTCGTTGTTTCTGTAAACTTCAGGTGTTACGGTATTATCGAATTTAATTTTAAGTCCGTTAGTAAAAGTAATTTTATTTGGACTAATATAATTTTTTCTACCAATAATATCTGTATTAACATCTATTGTTTTTGTTACTGCACTAAGGATCTGAATACGACCATATTGTTCTGCATCCTCACTGTCTTGATAATACAACGTGTCAAATGGTGCAGTAATAACAGGAACTTGACTCAGATAACCTGATGTATTTTTGTACCATTCTGTATTACCATAATTTAGACCACTTAAAATTGTAACTTTATTACCTGTTGGTATGGCAGTTCCTGAACTTAAACTAATTAAGTAATCTCCGCCACTTGGTGTTAAAGTAATATCCCAAACTCCATAGCGTAGTCCTGCACTAACAGGACCGCTACCGCTATCCCAATCTGCACTGTCGCTGTAATAAGTACCAAAAACTAAACTTTGGCCATCGAGTAATGTGTTCGCAGTTACACCATCTATACCACCCAATGCAGCAACTGTGCTTAACAGTTGTTGGTCAATTTGGCTATATTTTAAATTTGTTACAAACCCGACATCTGCAACATTTGTTGCATTTAAGAAATTGTCTTGGGCAGTACTTATAGGAACATTAAAGGTAATTGTACCAACATCATCACCGTTGTTAGTAACACCTTCGATCTCTCTAGAACTTAAATTATTATTATTTGTTTGTCTTCCGCTTAAACCAGGTTCTGTTTGAATGTAGAATTTTTTGCCGGGCTGATTTACAACAAACTGATACGTTCCTTCTCTTACAACAATAATATCAGGATTGCCAACATTGCTTTCGCTGCTAAATCGGTAAACATTAATGTTGTCTTCAGGATAAACGTAATATGTCCTTGAAGTTGCAATATTAGTAGCACTTACAGTTACAGAATCAGGGCCGGCAGGTAACCAATAATATTGACTATAATTTACAAACTTATCATAGTCTATTTTAGGATCATATGTATAAAATTGACTAGTAAATAACCTATCTTGATCTGCAACGTTGCCCCCAAGTTCTTGAATTTTTTGCAGCAATTCTGGATAAGTGTTATAAAATTCAACAGAGTCTGCATCTGCAGCATTTTTAACAACTGTGGTTGGTTCAAGTTGATAATCTGCTCTAACCCCACTTGGTTCTCTTACGTAAGATTCTATTCCAGACCAACCTGGTGTAAACTTTCTGCCAACATATCCATTAATAGGAACGAGATTTGGCTCCGTCACTAACTGATCAAGGGTAGTGCTTAAAAACTTATCGTTAGTCTCGGTTTGGAAAACACTAGGAAGGAAAGGTAAAGTTTTAGTTATTGCCATGCCAGTTTTTAATTAATAATAGTATTTACCGCTTGATTTTCGAGGTTGAGTTGAGCAGCAGTAATACTAGTGATTATTTCTATATTCTGTGCAGTAGCAACACTAATTAAAATTTCATTTGCTTGGCTACTAATTTGTTGCAAACTTCCGTAAGTCTGACTATCACTATTTGGTACAATGATTATACTGTTAATAGCAGGAGCAAGTCCTTGTTGAATATATGTTGCTAACTCAGTGAAATAGAAAGTTTCACCAAAGTCCCAGTTGTTTACAGCAAAATAATTATTAATACTTGTTAGTACCTGACTTTTTATCTCACTGTCGCTAAGATTAAGGTTAGGATTTTTAATTACTTTAAAGGTTGCTTGCAGTTCTGGTCTTGCCTTAGATCCAAACAATGGTTTAAATTGAGCATTATTATAAATGATTGCATCGCTGACAGATTTATAATTTTCTAAGTCTTGAAAAGATAATCGTAATGTCTCACTATCTGGTTCATCAGGTTCAGTGGCGGTTCCTGTTGTATCCAAAGCCCAAGTTCTATATTGATTTTCGTATTCTTTAGTTAAGATGTAAAGATCAATTAAATTATTTGGGCTTGGATCAAGCCTTCTTGTTGCTGGTGCGTTGTGTCTATATTGAAAATACAAACCTTGTCTTCCAGTTCGTGCCAAATAATCGTTAGATAAAGTCAGTGTTCTATTTGTATTTGTGCCGCCCAATACGTAAAAGTTTTCTTCAGTTGTTGCATAGAAAATTTGTCCCAAAGGATAATTGTTAACATTAGGTAAAATATCATCTTCAGTTGCGTACCCCGAATCTACCAAGGATTTATCTAATATATTGTAAGTAACAAAACTTTCGTATCCGTAAACTTTTTGTAAGTAGATAAATTTTTCCAATGGGTCTGTGTCGGGCTGAACAATAGTATTAAAAATATCGGGATCGTCTGGGACTCCATCATCATCAAAGTCTGAAAAAGTAATTAATGCTTTACTATTGTCAACATAGCCATCACTTTCTGCAATCTGTCCATAGATATACCATGGATAGTTATTGGTATAAGGTGCTCCTGTATCAGGGTTTCCGTTAACTTTTAGTACATTGACATTGTCATTCACAGTTAATCCTGTAGTTGAGTCAAATATTTTAAAACTATCATCAAAATAAAATTTAGTTTCACTTACACTTTGAAAGATATAACTAAGTTGACGGGTTTGTACACTATAAGTCGTAGCGTTCAATGTAAAGTTCATTATCCAACTACTGTCATTGTTAATACCTAGTTCACTACCTTGGTTTGTTTGGCTAAATTCGCTGGCGGCGTCTATATCTTGTGCAGAAACAATTGCGTATGCTTGCAATTCTTGATCGTACCTAATTCCAAATTCGCTATATGAAGAAATCAGTTGAATTAATCTGGCTATCAATGAGGCGCTAAAACTATTGCTAAACGCAGGAATAACTGTGATCGCCTGTGCGTTATTTGGAACATTTTGACTTAACGCAATAGGTCCAGATCCATCACTTAAATTACCTTGTGTGCCATTTCCTATTAGGCGTGTAATAGTAACATAAAGTTCGGTACGGCCGTTTTGAGGAATTACGCCCGAAGCAGGTATAGGAGTAATATAGTTTTCTGCATTAAAATAATTTCCTGCACCTGGACTAAAAATTACAATGCTATTTTCAGTTACATATGAAGGATTGCCTGTTGTTCCTGCACCTACCTGAGCAGCAATTGAGCCACCAGATGCAGTTACAAAATATCCTGTACTGGATCCCGATCCTACTGTGCTGCGTTTCCAATAATAACTAGTAAGGCCGAACCTTAAAAATTTGTCATAATAAAAGTGTAATAAAGGTTTTCCTCTGATAATAGGTAGAATATTATTTTGAATAATTCGATTAATATCGGAAGTTGTACTCCAGGTAAAATCAAAACTGTTTGTACTTTCTTCTCGGTATAACACACCATCATCAGCAAAAATATTTGTGCTACTATACCTGCCTGTGCTATCTAACACATCCAAATACCTACTAACACCACTGCTACTACGGTTTACTGCTTTTACTTTGCTTATGGTGCTGTAATTTGTGTAAGGAAAAATGTTATAATCTTCCCCAGTTACCATACGATTTTGTGTATAGTACTGTTGTGGTGCTTTTGTTTTAATCTCTGTGTTGCTTTCTCTTGCAACTGCATTTGCTACAGTATATTTTAAACTTGCAACAACAGTTAATGTTTCTAATCTACCTTTGCGGCTTACGTATGGAATAGATATATTGATACTTCTTAAATTGTTGGGTGTAATTTTATATTCTAATCCACTGCTGGTTCTAAAATATGTTCTAAATCTTCCAGTTGGGATAGCACTAAATGTTCCATCACCAAAAACTAAATCAATTTGATCATTTACTCGTGTAGTAACTTGGAAACTAGTTTTTGCTGCGTTATTATTGTAAATGATGTTAAACCCATTTACACTAGGTACCTTGCTCCATTCGGCACGTATCCCACCTAGATTGTTAAGTTGGTATAACCAAACATCTGTGTTGTTAACGTTGTTAGTATTAATATTAACTAAATTGTTTGGAATACTTTCGTTAAAATTAAAATCTAGATTTTGTAAATTGCCTTGTTTGAAGTAAAAAAAGAAACCAGTATTGTTACTGGCGTTACCTAAACTATCATTTCTGTAAAGAATATTAAAAGGCTGACCTAGTGCGGGACTTGCTTCATATACGTAACTTCGATTTGCACTAGTTGCACTAACAATTTCAAATCCTAAATTTGCATTTTCTACTGTTGCATTAAATTTAAAAACAGGAAGAGTATTGGTTGGCACGTTTACATTATATTCGTCTGTTAATATTCCACCAATTGTGGCACTATTAGATGGTTCACCTACACTTTGACTTGTGGGCATAGCAGCGTTTAAAATCGTAACAAATTGTTCGTACCAATTAGGATTTGTGCTGTCATTCCAAGCAATTACCGAATTACTAATATCCAGGCCGCTACTATCAAATAGAGATTCTGTAGTTTGGATGCTATCAAACTTTAAATATCCTGTGGCAGTTTGATTACGTTTTGGAACGTAACTAATAAGGCGGGCTAGTTTTAAAATGCTATCTCTGCGTTCAGCAGTGTCAATGAAGTTTTCACGGGCATTTAAATCTGTGCGGAATGCAAGACTTTGGCCCATAAAAGCAATAAGATCAACAAGGGCAATATATTCACTGCTTTCTGTATAATCGTTGAAATCTTCTGGGTAATACAAACGCAAGTAGTCCAGCATGGCTTTGCGTAAGGTCTGAAAATCATAGGCTTGAAAGTCTGCTGCTCTGAAACTTTCATACAACTTAGTCCAATCTTGATTGACTAATAAACTGCTTTGTCTCGTGGTAGTGGCCATACTTGTTCCGTTTTAGATATTTATCTGGTTGGAAAAACCGGGGTTTTATTGGAACTGATAAGCAGTTCTGCTTTGTTCGTCAAATTGCAGTTGTAAAGTGCTGACTTGATTTGTCTGCACATAAATTAATTCTATTTCAATTTGAATGCCTCTATCATATTCAGTAACAATGACATTCTGTGCTGCTACTCTGGGATCATATCCGATAATACGTTTTATATCCTGCATTATTACGGCTTTTGTATCTTCATTTAATGGTTCGAAGATAGTGTCCCAAATTACAGTTCCAAAATCAGGATTAGACAGTTTTTCACCCTTACGAATATTAAAATAGTTTGTAAGGTCCTGTTTTACAAGTTCAAAGTCTGTCAAGCGAAAATGTTTTTTTCGACCAACTGTACTAAATCCTTTGTATAGAATAGGCATATGAATATTTATCGAGATTATTACGCTGTTGGAGTGGTCGAAGCAATTTGTTTGCTTCGGTCGCTGGCTTCTAAAACAGTAACCTGTGTCTGACTATATCTTCCATTATTGTAATTTTTAGCAATTGTGTTTGATAAATCTTGATTTTTAGTTGCCCATACTGAAACAGTTTCTGGGTTGCTAAAATGAGAAGCACTTAATAATCCAGCAATCTCATCTGAGGAACTGCTGGAATCAATCAAGCCTATATTTTGTAATTTAGAATAGTTGCTTTGAGTATATTGGTACATTACAGCATCCTGTAATGGCGTATTTTGGAAAAAAGTATTAGCACTTGTTGTACCGAATTTACCTGTCCAGTTATTAGGGTTATTAACTCCGTCCAAGGTTCTTGGAGTATCGGGTTTTAAAAAGCCTTGGTTAACTAATTCTTGAGGGGATATCTGATATTTCCCTAAGCGACCTTGACTGTCGTAAGCATCGTATGCTGATCCGCTGGCATTATATCCTACCTGCGCAGAATATGCTCTCAGTTGAGTGCTATTTAAATCGCCCAATGACAATGTAGAAGGCTGAGTAATATAATTTGCCGTGGGTGCTGCTGAACCTTGTGATATTCCTAAAATATTTGCAGCATCTATACCGGGTTTAAGGTTTGCTCTACTCACCGATTTAATCTGATTTTCCTGATTTCCGTCTACAGTAGCAGTACCTCCAGAAAATATTTCTTCTTGTTGTTGGATTAGTGCTGCAACATTTCCTCTAACATAAGGTTCATGTGTAGGAACTCTGTATGCAATTGATGGAAGCACTCCATCAACTGCTGCCCATCCTTGGCCTTGGACAAAACTAGTATCTGGTAGTTGATATTGATTTAACGTTTTAGGTGCTTGTGGTGGCTGGCCTGGTGTCCCACTATTCATACTAATAGGAAATCCTGTCAGACTCAAGCCACCCAGACCTGTAATACTGGCTTTGCTACCATAAACGCTTACTCCGCTGGTTCCATTTATCGAAATTTGTTGAGCGTAATTTTGAATTGCCTGTTCTGAGTTTATAATTGTTGCTGTGTTTTCTACTCTCAGTGCTTGACTTTTTAAGTCTATGGCGCCGCGAGCATTCATCATAATGCTACGGTCACTGTGCATCATTAAGTTACCTCGGCTACGAATACTGATATCACGCTGCCCGTAAACTAGAACATCTCCTTCTTTAGTAAGTTCAACCCAGGCAGTACCATTACTGTTGGCAATATACATGAATCCATCTGTGTCATTCATGAATATTTGGTGGCCAGCACTAGTTCTTAGTTTTACAACGTTATTGTTGCCGTATAAATCACCGTCATCCATTGTGAGACTGTGACCACCCACTCTATTACTTGCAACAAAGTTTACAGGATCTATTTCACCCGATGCTAATTTTACATTTAAATCTGGATCACTTGCAGGATCGTTTGTAGGTCTGCCAGGAGTACTAAAACCAAAAACTCCGCTTACTGGGTCACGTTGTATACTACTGCTAATTACTCCTCTTCCGTTTGCGTCTGTATCTAGGCCCTGTGTTAGTAGTCTGGTAAACTGTGGAATATGTAGAGGTTTAAGAGTAGCAGTAGCCCAGTTAGATGTAAACACTTGTTGCGTGTTTTCATTAAATTCTCCTACAGGATAGATTTGGCCTGGCCTGAGATAACTTGAAAAATTTGGAGGGACGCTGGCAGGATCAATTCTGCTTAAAGGCAGGCCACCGATACTGGGTATCATTTGTTTACTAAGACTGTTACTTACACAAGCAAACCAATAACCACTTTGGTTATTGCCGCCCGGAAAACAACAAAGCACATAATTTCCAATGTCCGGTGGAGTCATAAAGAAACCATAACTCTGTTGTGTTGTAAAGAAAGTATTTGTAGTATTGGTCACTGCGCCTTTTTGTGCAGGACCTAATGTTCTGCCCATAAATGGACTAGCATAATCTACTAGAATCCAACCGCTGGGATCGTTGCTAGTGGCAGTGCTTAGATCTTCAACATATACATACAGGCGCCCACTACGTGTTCCGTTGTCTAGTTTTTTAACCAGACCTTTGTAGATACCGATAGTTGGAGTGAAAATACTGCTTGAACTTTCACTCCATTCTGGTTTTTTCTTATTATTCTGATAAGGTAGTTGCGCCATATTAGTTAATTATCTTCACAACCAGTCGCCTAGGAAATCTACATCACTGGTAAATTGCGTAGGGTCGCCTACTTCAACATCTAGGAAATCTAAACTATTAACAAGATCAGTTCCAAGGTCTTGGAATGTAGCGTTGACGCCTCCGATGTCATCAAAATTAATCGAAGAAAGAGCATCAGCTGCGTTATCAGCAATGCTGCTATCGAAAATATCCGAAGTTAATCTACCAATTTCTTTTGCTACAATGTTTTGTACTTCGCCAAATACTTTTTTGGTTGCAGCAGCAGCAAGGCTTTCTAATCCAGCACCTCCATTTAAAAGTGCTCCACTTAGTATAGTACCAAAAATTCGTTGACCTGCAAGTTGACTTGTTTGAAATGCTACGCCTTGTCCTGTACCAATTTCAAAACCATAGGCCTGTCTATATGCACTCTGTGCTTCTTTAAGTCTATTCTGGTCGCTAATGGGAAGTCTAATCAACTCTAATATTTGTCGAAATTCTCCTCCTCTAAACGTCGACGTAACAGTTATAACTTTGTAGACACCAGAAAAAAGGCTGTAATTATATGAAGATCCAAAAGGTATAGCAAGTCCGGTTGATTCATCATAGTCTACGGGACTCATAAAGTTTAAGTAAACATAAAGTTCACCGCTGTCAGTGTAAAGACTGTTATTAGGAGTAAGTCTACTAGTTTGTCCAACTAAATTTTGATTATAAAGAATGTCGTCTTGTTTAATCCAATGGGGATCGCCTGTGATAGTAAGTGACACGTTGATCATATCACCTCTAGCATCAGAAAGTTGATTGTTTAATATATCTGCACTCGCTTGAACGCCAGCTTGGCCGGCACCTGTTCTAGTTTGATTTCTTTTACTACCAGACTGGTATACAACTTCTGCACGTTCAACAAGATCTTCTAATGCCTTTGCTGGGTTAGTTGTTTGTGTACTAGGAGTATTTCCCGGATCGCCTTCGAACCCACTGGCATTTTCATTCAATATTGTCTGTAAATCATCTGCACCATTGGCTTGAGTTGCGCCGGTTGTAAACAGTTTGTTTTTTTCTCTAAATCCAGTAATTGCTGTATAAAACAACATGTTAAAATCTAAATCAAGATTAATTACGTCTCTATTAACTGCTACATCACCGGTATAAGGACTAACACCTCCGGTATAAATGTAGTTGTATTCTTTAACCCACCCTTGCACTCTGCCTTGCGGTGCGTTTGGTGTCCTACTATTAACTAGGAATTTTCTAATTATATAAGTTATGTCATAACTGTAATTTGCTCTAGTAGGATCGTATTCTCTGATTTTAACTCTTGGTACGATTTTTACCAATTTAAGTATTTCAGCACTTTGATTTACAACACCTTTGCTGGGATCACCCGCGCCTTGTACTCCTATTATCTGTTTGCTCATATATTCGCTATTAGTAATTGCCCATTCTATCACACTTTGAATATTTGTGCCCGCAGGTATAGTTAACTGTCCGGCATTAAAAGCAATAGTTCCTTTATTTGCTCCGCCTGCTTGTTGAGCGGCAGTTTCAGTGCTACCAGTTTCTGCAGCATTAGAAATACTAGTTGGTCCTGATGTATAAATTAACGAGTCTCCAATTTCAGGATCTAAACTAAATTTAATTCTATCGTATTTTAAATTATTTTTTTCTTCTAACGTCTTGTAATAACTGTTAAATCCAGCCGCTATTCCTGTTTTGCCAAGTGTTTGCGTAACCTTAGTTTGGTAGATTCCTTGGTTTGCGAGAACTGCTGCTGCCCCTTCATTATCTTCTGTCAATGCAGCTCCATACGTTTCACTATAATTATTTCTGGCTTCAATTTGGTCTTGTAGTGCTTGCGATTCTGCTGTGGATTCTGTTGTGACTTCACCATCACCAAATATATCATAAACTTTTGCTGCTTTAACGGTGAAATTTGCTGGCAAGTTTATTTTTGTTGGGTCAAAAGCATTATGGTTATAAGGGACTGCTTCGAAATCATATTGTGTGCCCTTTGTACCAATTTTAGTGTTCATTGAAACTAACTTAATTGGAATTAATTTTGTTTGATTAGGTATAATACCAGCACCTATATTACCATCGACTTGTCCATAAAAATCAATTTGTAATATGAAAGGCTGTTTAAGATAATTTTGGCCTCCTACTCCTCCTTGACTGCGAGGAAGTTCGCAAGCACTAATTAACCTTTGAATAAGAGTAAACCCACCGGGTTCAATGATTGTAAACTCTATATTAACAACATTACTAAATCTATTTGTCTTTTTTGTGTTAACAATAGACTCTAATCTTAGATTTTCAAAATAAAAGTCTTCTTCAAAAAAGCGATTGCGTTTAAAGTTATCACTGTAACGCCCAGCGCCTGCAATTAAAACATCGGTTGGAATATATCCACGTGGGCTGTCTGTTAAATTATTGAAATTTTCAATTGTGATTGCATGTAAACTTAAATTGTAGGTATAACTTTCAAAATCGTGCAAGGGATTTACAAGTGGTTGTTGTGCTGGTGCAGTACCTCTTACTTCTACTGTATAAACAGGTTCTTTTGTGGTAGGGGATACCAGACTAGGAGAAAAAGCAGATTGTTGTGCATTTAAACCTTCTGCTTCTTGAATAAACGATTCATCAACTTGTGCTTGGGCTGCTTCATCTACCAAGTAAGGACTAAGACTACCTGTAGGTACGAAATTCTCTGCACCAAACGATTCCACTACAGATGTCGTGTTTCGACTTGACGGTATTACAAATGGATCTGGTTCATTATATACTGCGCCTGTTTGTTCTTGAATTGCCTGATCGACGCCTTCGAACTCGGCACTAAAATCAAAAAGGTTAGCCATTATGTAATGATACCTTGTAATGTTTCTTTTTTAGGTACTGCAATACGTTTACCAATACGCATGTCAAAAATGGGATCGTTTATTACATTTGGGTTTCTTACAGCAAACACCCACCATAATCCAGGATCACCGTATAAGTCATATGCTAATAGGTCCGGCCGATACTGATAAGTCTTGTTTACAGTAACAATAACATCACCTTGCAGTTTAGGAATGCTAGGAATGTTTGCTAAATCCAGGTATCCTCCAATAACCGGTGTATTGTAATAAGGACTTGTTGAGTTGTATTCAACCTTAGAACTAGACCGTGCCATTAAATAAATCCTCCCCTAGCGCCACGTGAATCTTGTATCAGGCCTCCAGCAGCATAACGCTCTAGTGTAAAGTTTCTTGCCACGTTATTTTTGCTGTAAATTGGCTGTAGTCCGATACGTAATGTACAAGCAGTGGGCAGTCTTGCTGGTACTGCATAATTACTATTTTGTATGGGATTGCCGGCGGTGCTTTGCAAACTGGCGCCAACTGGTATTTTTATATAGTCTACATCACCAGGCATAGTATAACTAAAATCTGTCACTACACAAGGAACGTGTGGTAAAATTGCTGGACCATATCCGTCTAAAAACACCATTGGAGGTGGTGTACCTGCTAGTTGACTATTTCCAAAAAACATTTTTGTTGTGCTTTTTAAGAATTGCATAACTGCAGCAAGATACTGTCCTTCTTGAATATTTTGTACAGTAAAATCAGCAGTAATGTTTATACGTTGTACTGAACTTTTGTCATAAAAGTAACTTTGATAATTGCTATGTGTTAATGGTTGCGCTGTGTAATCAGCCTGGTGTGAAATATCTACTTGTGGAGTATAAGGAAAAACTACACCATTGGTTTGACTCAACGGGTACAATATAGGATTACCTGGATTATTATAAAACAATGCAGCAGTCTGTGGTTGCATACTAATACGCACACGCCAGTCATCGTCAGGACCAATTGAACTAGGGTTCGCACCAGTAGAATTAAAGTTAAATACACTACCAGCTATGGCTTCCAAAGCAAAGGCTCCACCTTTTACAATGCCTTCTGCAAGGGTACTTAAACGAAATGCACTTGCATCTCCGCCTGATGCAAACTGTTGTTGTGGTGCTACCCCAGCAGTTTGACTAACTCCAGATGGATCTGTGTTGTCTGAGTTACTACTAGGACCTTGCTGTAAATTTGCCATAATTATTCCGATTTAAAATATTTATCGCCAAAAATTATGCCAATTTTGCATTCAAGAATTGACAACCCAGTAAAACTATGTTACTATTATAACAGTATAAAGGAGAACGGTTATTAAACACAATTACCTTAATAATAAAGATATTCTTAAAGAAATACACAAAAGTAAAACTACCTATTGCAGTTATTTGGACCAAGACGCTGCTAATTTTGACATGATCGTAGACAGTGTCAAAAAAATCAATAAGAAAAACATTGTGGCTGCACGCCGTGCAAGGGCGGAACGCTTGACCAAACTGGCACATGAGCAGGCTGTAAAAGAAACAGGACAAAAGCAAAAGTTAGAAGATTTTGAAATTAAGTATACCAAAATCCCACAAACTGACTGTGTGTTTCGTGTAATGACTTGGGAGCATATCCCCTTAGATGAAGTCAAAACTAACAAAGCACGTCAACAGGCTAAAGACTTAGTTGACGATGAGGACGAACCAGCACACACCGAGTATGACGAGGAAGATCCTAAACATAACAAGTATGTCAAAGTAAACTTTCCACCGTTTTATCACTATCGTGTCGATGCCGAGGGTGAACCTGTACTGGTAGGCAAAAGTCACTGGCGGGGCGATTTAGAGTCGGGAGAATTTTCACGTGAGCATGGACAAATGACCAACAAATTGGCACACATGTTTATGAAACTGTGCGAGCGTTATGCTACTCGATCAAATTGGCGCGGCTACACTTACAACGACGAAATGCGTAGCCAGGCACTGCTACAGTTAAGCCAAATTGGCTTACAGTTTGATGAAAGCAAGAGTCAGAACCCATTTGCTTACTATACTGCGGCAATTACTAACTCGTTTACTCGTGTGCTCAACATTGAAAAACGTAACCAAAATATCAGAGATGACATTTTAGAAATGAACAACCTAAACCCCAGTTATACACGACAGGGCATGATGACTGGTGGTGGTGGCGGATATTACGACGAATGACAATTTTTCCAGTTGCAGTAGACCAAAAACGAAGTTATAATAGATAGATGGCTAATCTATTCAAAAAAGCAGCCGTGTTCACGGACATACACTTTGGCTTAAAGTCAAACAGTCAACTGCATAACGAAGACTGTTTGAACTTTGTCAAATGGGCTACTCAGACTGCACGAGACCAAGGCTGCGAAACTGCTTTATTCCTGGGGGACTGGCACAACAACCGTGCCAGTATTAATATTGTTACACTGAACTACAGTCTGCAGGCCTTAGAGCATTTAAACGCAAACTTTGATCAGGTCTACTTTATCCCTGGTAACCACGATTTGTACTATAGGGACAAACGTGACATACAGAGTGTAGAGTGGGCTAGACATTTGCCCAATGTTAGAATCTGTAATGATTGGTTCTCGGAAGGTGATGTAACTATTGCACCTTGGTTGGTAGGTGATGACTACAAACGTGTGCCAAAACTAAAGACCAAATATGTATTTGGACACTTTGAACTTCCTCACTTTTACATGAACGCCATGGTGCAGATGCCCGATCACGGTGAAGTCAAACGTGAACAGTTTCGGGCCTGTGAACAAGTTTACACAGGGCACTTTCACAAAAGACAAAACCACGGCAACATCACTTATATTGGCAACTGCTTTCCACACAACTATGCAGACGCTGGTGATGATGACAGAGGACTGTGTGTTATTGAATGGGGCAAAGAGCCTGAGTATCATGCTTGGCCCGATCAACCCAGATACCGTGTGTTAGGCTTGGCAGCAATACTGGATCATGCCGACGACATACTGGCGCCAGGTATGCATGTGCGTGTGAACTTGGACATTGATATCAGTTACGAAGAAGCCAATTTTATCAAAGAAACTTTTATTGGGCAGTATAACCTGCGTGAGATTACACTGCTGCCGCAAAAGAATACAGACTTATCAGAGTATGAAATACAGGGTAATGTGCAGTTCGAAAGTGTAGATCAGATTGTAACTAATCAACTAACTGCTATTGCCAGCGATCACTACGATAATAATCTGTTACTGGACATTTATAGGAATCTTTAGTGGCAAAATTTCTTGTTGTGCGTTATCCGCCAGGAGGTGCAGGTAAAATGCTTTGTGCTCTTCTAGGATTTCACCCCGATATACAATCTTGGAATAACACTGAGCAATCTGATTCAGAATGGTTTAAAAGTAGTTTTACCAGCGATTTTGATTCTTGGTTAGATAATGAACCAAAAAACTGCTATTCAATAAATCAATATTACAGTGCAACATATACAAGAGGGGACGATTTATCAAATCTTCCAATAAATTTTGCCGACTTGTGGATACCATTACATACACATAAATTTAATATCCCAAATTGGATGCAGCATTATCAAATAATTACTATTATGCTAGATCAGCCAAGTTTAAAATGGTTCTATAAAAGCAAATGGCGCAAACGATACTCTGCACGTAAAATAGATGATGGCTATGAAATTACTCAACAAGAACATAGAGACAGTTATAAAATTGCTGGCTTTGAAAGCCAAAATCTGTACAAAGTAAAAACAAACAGTCTATATAGATTCATAAGGAACAATATTATTGAAGACAACTTCACTCATCTTTTTAAAAATCCTCCTGTTGGAAAAAACGATATTGTGATCCCGCTAAGTGAATTACTAGAATATAAAAGTATCATAGATAACCTACAAAAAATTGCAAATACTTTGCAAATAATTCCATATGAAAATTTAGAAAACATATACAATCATTGGAGGAACTTGCATGACTATTAGCGTAATTGATGTTATTGACTTGATCCATTATCGGCAAGACGCACCTTCATTACATGGTAAGTTAAAAACACTTTTTAAGGAAGAATTTAAGCCAAATGAAAGAATTGTAGTTTTACATAACGACACTGACTTTTATTTTTTAAATTCTCCTTTGAGTTTTACAATATACAATCTATTATTAGCGATTAAATCTATGGGATTTCCTGGTTTCGTTTTTAGATTTATTTGTAACAGTAGTAACCTTAAAAAACAATTAATTCCTTACTTTGACAATAATGACCAACCGGAAGTTTTTAATCTTATTCTAAACTATAATAGTTACAACAATGTTAAAGATATTATAAGATATAGGAAAAATATAATATATCCTATGTTGTGTATGGTGGGCTTATTAAGAGCACATAGAGAAAAACTTATAGCCTACATCATTAAAAATAATTGTTCGGAGATTCAGTATTCAATTAACAATCCAAACACTAAAATGCTAAGTGAAATACCTACAAATCAAAATCAGAGCAATATCGATGACAATTTGGATTATGTTTACAATAATGCGATTTCAGTTAGTGAAGATTGGACAACGTTAACGCAAAACAAAGAAATTTTATTTTTAAATCAAATTCCTGTACCAAAAAGTTACATAAATCCAAATATACCACCAAACGGATCTGATTTTTACAAAGAATTCGCAGTAGATTTAGTGTCCGAATCAGTTTTTGATTACCCATCTGTTTACATAAGTGAAAAAATATTGAGACCAATATTGTGTACAACTCCTTTTATCATATTGGGTGCGGTAGGAACTATTCGATATCTGCAGTCGTTTGGAATAAAAACTTTTGACGATTACTGGGATGAAAGTTATGACTCCATTGAAGATCCCAGTGAAAGATTCTTGGCAGTTATGAAACAAGCGGAGATTGTTTCTAAGTGGCCGCTAGACTATTTGAAACAAATAAATCTTGAATTAGAAAGTAGACTGTTGTATAATAGGCAAATAATTTTAGACTACATCGATCAAGTATTCAAACCAATTTATAAAGAAATAAGCGATAATGTTCAAAATAAAAACACTGTCAGTTAAAAACTTTATGAGCGTGGGCAATGCCACACAGGGCATTGACTTTGATCGCCAAGACTTGACTTTGGTGTTAGGTGAAAACTTAGACTTGGGTGGCGATGATAGTGGCGCACGTAACGGTACAGGCAAGACTACAATCATCAATGCACTTAGTTATGCACTGTTTGGACAGGCACTGACTAACATCAAAAAAGATAATCTAATCAACAAGACCAACGGCAAGGCCATGTTGATCACCATCGACTTTGACTGCGAAGGACAGAGTTACAGGATTGAGCGTGGACGCAAACCCAATGTGCTCAAGTTCTATGTCAACGACGAAGAGCAGGAAAGTAGAGACGACAACAGTCAAGGTGACAGCAGAGAAACACAACAGGAAATCGAACGCTTGCTCAACATGAGTCATGACATGTTCAAGCACGTTGTAGCCTTAAACACTTATACAGAGCCTTTTCTCAGTATGCGGGCCAATGACCAACGTGCTATCATTGAGCAGCTTCTGGGTATTACCATGCTGAGTGAAAAAGCTGAAGCATTGAAAGAGCTAAATCGTTCTACTAAAGATGCCATTCAACATGAAGAAGCAAGAATTAAAGCAGTGTCAGATGCCAACGAGCGCATCAACAATCAAATTGAAAGTTTAGAGCGCAGGCAAGTACTGTGGCAAAAGAAAAAAGACAGTGAAGTTGCTGCTTTACAAAGTGCCTATGACGAACTGGCCAAGTTAGACATTGAAGCAGAATTGGCTGCACACAAACTGTTGGCAGATTATGACCGTAAAAAGTCGCAAGTTGACGAATGCACAAAATGGATTACTAGTATTGAACGTGACAACGACAAACAACAGAAACTCATTGACAAACTAGAAAAAGAAATTGCTCTATTGGAAGACCATAAGTGCCATGCTTGTGGGCAGGACATACACGATGCCAAGCAAGAAGAAATACTTAAAAGCAAGCAAGAACAAAAGCAAGAAGCCGCACTACAGTTATTAACAAATGACACACAATGGCAGGAGCACACAAAAACTGTAGCAGACATAGGCGAGTTAGGCAGTCGGCCCGAAACATTTTACTCAGCAGAAGCAGATGCATTTGAACATAGAAGCAGTATGGGCAGTGTGCTAACGCAGTTAACTGCCAAACAGGAAGAACCGGATCCCTACAGTGAACAGATCGCAGAAATGAAAGAAACTGCGGTTGAAGAGATTACTTACGACACTATCAATGAATTGACCAGAGTCAAAGAGCACCAAGAGTTCTTGCTCAAACTGTTGACCAACAAAGATTCATTTATTCGTAAAAAGATCATTGATCAGAACCTCAGTTACTTAAACGGCAGATTGGCGCAGTATCTGGATCGTATTGGTTTGCCACACCAGGTCAAATTCTTAAACGACTTAACTGTAAGCATTGAAGAATTAGGTCGTGAGTTAGACTTTGACAACTTGAGTAGGGGAGAACGCAATCGTTTGATCCTCAGTTTAAGTTGGAGTTTCCGTGATGTATGGGAAAGTCTGTATCAACCTATCAACTTGTTGTTTATCGATGAGTTAGTAGATTCGGGTATGGATGCTTCGGGTGTAGAAAACAGTTTGGCTATTCTTAAGAAAATGAGCAGAGAAAGCAACAAGAGTATCTGGCTTGTCAGCCACAAAGACGAATTGGCTGGGCGTGTAAATAATATTTTAACTGTAGTCAAAGAAAACGGATTTACCAGTTATACAACGGATGTAGAAGTTGTATAATAATCAGAACTTATAACTTATAAACTATTATGGCATAATTAAAATACACATGGACTTAGAACAAACCCCCAATGACTTGGCTGTATGAAGGTAAAGACCTTGAACAATTACCCGAGGACTGTGCTGGATTTGTATATCTCATTACAAACTGTGTATCAGGGCGCAAATACATAGGCAAAAAATTAGCAAAATTTAGAAAAACTTCAGTAAGAACTGTAAAATATAAAAATGGTAACAAACGCAAAAGAAAGATTCGATCACAAGTCGATTCTGACTGGCGCGAATATTATGGCTCAAATTTGGAATTAATCGAAGACGTAAAAACATTAGGCAGTGAAAATTTTACAAGGGAAATACTATACCTTTGTAAGAGTAAAGCAGAATGCAGTTACGTTGAAGCAAGAGAACAATTCCTAAGACGTGTATTAGAATCAAATGAATATTATAACGGACATATACAAGTCCGTGTCCATGGCTCCCACATCTTAAACAAAATCAGTAACGGCTAGCACAGGCTAATATCGTGTGCGTTGGACCTGACTCATCGGAGGACAGGGTGGCAAGTCTCTG